AAGAACCACACAATTGTTTGGAACTACACCGATTTCGTGAGTTGAGCTAGTGGTAAGATCACCGTGAGCAATCACGGCAGTCTCAATACGAACTGGAGATTGTAAAGCCATTGTTTAGTCCTCTCTTATGCCAAGTTGTATTTAGCAGTAACCAAGGCTTCTGGCCTCAGAATTTTTCTGCCGTAAAGGTGCATACCACGAACAATGTCAGCAAAGCTGTCAGGGTCACGGTAAGTTTCAGTCTTGTTGATCTGCTCAGCAGTTGCTACAGCAGAATCATGACCAGCTACAATGGCACCGTAGTTAGTGTTTTGGTTTGCAGTACCTGTAGTACCTGAACCAGTACCAACTGAAGGCAAGTTGCTTGAAGTATATACACGGAAACCGTGGAAGTTATTCAAGACCAGACCATTGCGTAGTCCACCTGATTCACCGAAGTCTGCATTGAAGAGGCGTGAATCCTCGTCACGAAGTACTTCCATAAATACTGGGTCAACAACCAGCCACCGTCCTTGAGTATCAACTTGCTGTTGATCCAATAGGCGAGCCATACGAGCAACAACCATTGCTGGTGAAGCGTATGCTGTTGGAAGGGCTGTAGCACCAGGCAAACGTGCTGCAACTGGGATCGAGTGATCACCTGCTGAAGCTGTTGTGATGTTAGCAAAGTCACCCTTTTTCAGTTTCATGCTTGAGAGCAATTCATCTGAACCAGCGGTAGTTACTGCCTTAGTACCGTTTACTTGGTCATTGACAGTATCGGCATCGGCATGTAAAGCTGATTGCTTGTAGCCAGCCAAGTAACCAAGAACTTCTTGGTCATGCTGGTCAGCCAAACGATAAGCTGCACGGTTGGTTGCAAGATCCATGAAATTAACATGGGAATGGGCTTCCTCGATATCGTCGATTTTAAAGGCAAAATAGTTAGCTTTATCAACGACTAATGAGAAATCCTCATCATCAAGATCTTGTGCTGAGATGTTAGTACCACGAGCATAGCTGCTCACAGAAATCTCAGGTTCTTTAATAATTTTGACCGTATCCCCTTGGGCTGCGATCTCCCCGAAATAATCAGAGTTGGTGATGTCACCACATACAGTACTCTTGCGGAAAGCAAGCTGTACTTTTTTAGAGTAGATTACGGAACTGAAGTTGCCGTTTGGCAAGTTACCGTATCCCCCTGCAGTTGAAAAAGCCATAGTAAATCCTCCATGATATTTGGCTTAATAAATAAAACTCACACAAGGTGCTTAAGGTTAATCGAGTTATGTATGAGTTTCGGGATACAAAGCTTAAACACCTATAAAGAGGCTGATTGTTTTTTAGGGTGCGTATTGTATCCAGTCGGCCAACCAGATATTTAACGGGCCTATACTTAATCAGGTAGTTCTTATTTTGTTTAGACTTTATGTAGTTAGGTTTGGGAAAGGTTTATAGTATAAGAGGTAGTCTAAAAAGAGGCTCTTAAAACTATACGTACTTAGTTATATGTACACAAAAGGATTTGTCAACACCTATCGTGCACTACCACTAAGATCATACACGAATTTCCCTGTTCGCATAGCCTTAGTAATTTCTTCTTCACGAGACTCAAACTCTCTGGCTGACATCTTAGCAACCTCTGACTCTCTAATCATGGAGCCAGCTTCCGTAGGATCAACTTTAGTTCTTGAACCCTTACCAATTGTTTTGGCTGCTGCTTTAGTCTTAGCCTTTTTAGCTTGAGGAGTTTCCCCGCTGTCAATCTTATAGAGATCAATAACTCTAACAACTGAGTCAGGGTCATCCATGTTTTCGTATAAGGCATCACGTACCCATTTCGGTTGTGCTTCTGCCCAAGAGTGGAACTCGTCTGATTCCCTTAATCTATCAAAGTCAGGGTGAGACTCTCTAATCTTACTCTCAGCTGTCTTACGCTCTGCCTCATATTGTATTTCATCTAGCTGAGATAGTCTGTCTTCAGCCTTCTTAAACATCTCTTGAGCTTTCTTAGCAGCGATAGTCTCAACAATACCAGCTACATCAGGATACTCTTTAGCCCAGTTCTCAATGTCTTCATCTGACTTAGGGGGAACGATAGATTCTTTACGCATTCTATCTTCGAAGGTACTGAACTTGTCTTCCCACTCTTTTTCTTTTTGCTGCATATGGCGTCGTAGATCACCATAGCGTTTCTTAAAAGACTTTTCCTCAGGGCTTAGGTCTGAGTCATCTTCTTGTGCTTCAACTTCAATGTTGGCTTCTTCTTGTTGGGTATCACCCGTGGCCTGTACTTCGGTTGCCTCAAGTCCCTCGCCATCGGATTCCTCTTCGACGGTTTCACCTCTGGCCTCCGCTTCTAGTTTAGCAATCTCTTTTTCTTCATCTTGTATACGTTTACGTTTAAGTTCGTAGTTATAACCTCGATCAACAAAACCTGCTGTCTTTGGGCTTTCTACTTGTGTTAGTTCAGGCATATCTTTCTCCTTATGTTGGGGCCAGCGGAATGCTGGGTAGCCTTATCTTTATTTGGAATGCCTAGGGGTTTAACGTGATCCTAAGCCAGCACGTTTTATTTGGGGTTGTTCCGTATCTGGTTGTTGTACTGGGGCTGCTTCTACTGGAACATCTCTAGGGAAAAGACCTTGCATCTCAGGGAAGAGTTTACCTAAAGCATCTCCTATAGGTGTCTCAGGTACTCTTCTAAGAACTGATTTATCTTCCTCAGGTAGATTTAAAAACCTATTCAGAACTACTTCTTTGTATTCTTCAATACCTTCCATTACTTGATCCAATCTTTTTCTAGTCTATTAACCATTGCCTTGTAGGTAGTATAAGCGTTATCAAGCATATCCTTTTTGATATACTCAACAGACTTATCAACCTGAGATCCAATCCAGTCCCAGTCTTTATGATCAGATGGAATAGATGCAACAATCTGAGGAGCTACTCTGTAATACTTTTCTACCTCTTCAGGTATACCCGCTAAGTAAGTATCTCTAAAGTTTCTCAAGATAGTCAACGTTGGCCCATTATCAGCTTCACCCCTACGTTCAACAATAGCTGTAGTCAGGAAGCAACCACCGCTATCTGAAGCCTCGTTAGCATTGTCTGTGTTAGAACTATCCCCAGCAGCCGACTCGTTAGCCCGTCTGTTAGCTGTAGCTACGTAGTGATCTGTTAGGGCAGGGTTAGCCGCCAGAGATTCTTTCTCTCTATCTGACAAATGATTAGTTACGTTAGTACTTGTATTAGGGTTAGATCTATCTAGTCGGGTAGACTTGTCATTACTTGTAGAAGGCTTTGCTGCGGGTTTTGCTGCGGGCTTTGCAGCAGGCTTTGCTGTGGGCCTTGCCTTAGGTCTAACTGTTGTTGCCCCTGGTTTAAATACGTTTACTGTTTCACCCTTATCAGTAGTCGTAGTCTCCACGAAAGTACCACCTAAGTCTTCACCTCTGATTGGACCTTCTCTTACAATAGCACCGTCATCTCTAACAGTAGCACCCTTATAGCCTGGGCTTTCTGCTATAATGTACTCATTGACGTTTTCTTTACCTTTATCACTTAATTTTTTGAAGTCAATAATAGCATCCTCAGGCGCATCTATACTTGTAGCAGCTTCAATAGCGTTATTAAATCTTTTAGTACCTTTAGCCACATACTCATCAAGTGTTCCAACAACCCCTGGGGCATTCTTAATAAAGTTATCTATTTCAGTTTGAATAGCTGTAGCGTCCTCGTCTTTACCTAAGAACTCAGCCATCTGTAGGTTTGCTTGTGCTTTAGAAACAGCAGTAAGTTGTCCTGCAGCATTAGCCATACCAAGACCAAGGCCTAAGAATGGATTAATAGCAGAGGCTACAATACCAGCGCCTTGAGGTATCTTAGTAGCCCCTTCTAGCGCATCCTTAGCCCCTTGAAGAGGATCTTTTAGATTGACACCACTGTCCTCATACAGAGCTTGAACACCTTCAGGAGTATTGGGATCAACCTTTGTTCTAATGTCTATGTCATCAGTTTGATCTTTGTCATCACTCGTTGCAACACCCTCAGTAGTTACCTCTGGTGCTGCTTCTTCTACACCAAAGTTAAGTTTAGTTCTGTTCTCTGGGGTATCCTCAAGGAACTCACCAAAGTCGGCTGGAACAGTACTAATTGGTCTACCATTCAAGATAAGAACTGATATTCTTCTACCATCCTTGTGGATGTAAAAGGTTGTTTTCATACCGCTTTCACCAGTCGGTGTCGCATCTGGTGTAGCAGTTGTCGTTGTTGAAACAGGAATAGCTGTTGTTGGAGCTTTCTCCATAGTTGTATCTAATCCATAAATCTTATTTGGATCTGCAGCAGTTGGTGTACTTACCTGTGGTGTTTGAGGTGCAGTAGGTGGCGTTGGGGCTGCTGAGATAGGATTTCCAAACGGATCTAACTGTTGGCCTTTGTAAGTTGTTCCTACAGAAACACCTTCAGCTGCTTTAAGAGGTTCTTTGTACATCATAGCCTGTTGCTGATACGGATCAGTAGGAGCCATCTGTTGGCCTACCATACCACCCATAGCCATACCAGTCGGCTCTTCTGCTGACATAACTTCCTGTAGTAAAGCCATTTCATCATCTGTTAAATCGTCGTCATCTGGTATTTCTTCACCACCTATACGACCATTGACTTCCATCTGAGCAAGGTCAGTTTTAGCCTGAGCACGTAAATCTTCGAAGAACTTAACACCATAGTATCGAGTAACATCAGCAGGAACTACATACTCCCCTTCGGACAACATAGCTGGGATATCATCTCGTACTTCTTTTGGTGTTGATCCTGGTGGTACTTCATTCCCTGATACTGGATCAATTTGGTCTACCTCACCACCAAGAGCATAACCCGCACGGCTAGACTTAAACACTACATCCATTTGATCTTTCATTGCCATACCGCCTTCGTTAAATTTTTGTGCAGAACCCATACCCTCTGGTGCTGATGCTGTAGCATCTACCTCAATGTAGTCATAAAGAGGGTGTTCTTTCTTACCTACTTTAATAGTTCCTATTTGATCACCAAGTGTGACATCCCCTACTGTAACGGGACGTAAATTAGGCTGCGGTACTTCTTTCTTTACCTCACCTGTGTTTTTATTCTTTCGATTAACTTTGTTAGTAATCCTATCCATACGAACAGGGCCAACAAACTGTGTATCAAGAGTATAATAATGTTTTTTATCACCTTGTATGTTATGAACGGCAACAATAGGGTGATCTAAATCTTGTAGACCTTTATCTGTAACTACATTAAATCGTTCAGGTTGCAGAAGGTTTGTTCGTACTTCTACACCAGTCTTACCAGTAGCAGCTTTATAGTTTGCCTTCATATCAGCTACAGTAAGAGATGGGCCATCATAGACATTAGCACGGGCTACAGACTTATTGTTTTGCCCAAAGGTTGTTTTCTTCTGGGATGGTCTTGCTGATATAAATAGGTTTTCAAAGGTTTCATTGCTTACATCTTTAGGAGCACCCTTACCCATCATAATGTAATTACCGAACTCAAGGTCTAACTCGATGTCAGCATCTTGAAGCATACCAACAAACCTATCCCCTTTGTAACCTTTCTTAGAGGGGTCAAAGAACTTTCCAGGTCCAGGCATAATACTTCCAGCTGTCTCAGCAGACATAGCTCTCCCTAGCCTAGGGTCTAAGTCAGCAGCCAAATCCTCTGAGGGACGCAGGATAGCTTCACCTGTTTTCTTAACATTTTTCTTAGTAGATTTAACAGGAGTCATTACTTCCTCAAAGGTATCTTTCTTTCGAATAGAACCTACACCAAATGCAGAAGTCGTGCTTGTGTCTATCTCATACTGAGAAGCTTTATTCTTTAGAGCCTTTAATCCTTTAGACCCATACTTAATAGCTAAACCACCAAGAGCTATCATAGCGGCCTCAGTTGCGGCAGACTTCCCAGCTTTATTTAGTTCTTCTCGAATATACTCGTAGTTACGTTCTTCTTCGGGCTTAGAGTACTCGTCTATAACATTAACTACGTTACCCCCTGCTTCATAGAAAGGAACTAGAGTTTCTCCTGCTTTGTCTAACCCTGCCATAAGTTCTTCTTCAGAAACATTTTCTTTTAGGAAAGAACCAAACCCACTAAAGTCGAAAGCCCCATCTCCCCTGAAACCAGGTCTACGAGAAAAGGAACTAGTCTTTTTTAACGGCGGGGTGGCTAGAGTACTGTCTTTCTTTTCAGTTTCGGTAGGACTACTTGAGGGTGCCGAAAAGTTTAAGTCACCCATCTGATTTGATAAACCAAAAGTATCTTCTGACACCATACCCCCTTCGTTGAAACCTAACTTAATTTTAATCTTATCTAAAAAGGATTCTTTATAAGAAGGTGCTTGAGGTGGCTCTCCTGACTCAGTAAGTATATCTTGAGCAGCTTCCATTAACTTTATATAAGGCTCATACTTTTTAACTAAAAATTTTGACCTGTCTTCGGGTTTCTTTTTTATTAATTTTTGAAACTCTTTTATTCTATTTAAATCTACTTTGTCTAAGTCAGAAGCAGGATCTTCCCCTCTAAGAATAGAATTAGCTACATCATCAAACATCTCTGTAGTGCCTTCATGTGATTCTCCAGAAGCACCTATTAAAGCATTGAAAGCTCTCTTTCCGTATTTTTCTTGAAACTTTCTTTGACCAGCTAATGGTCCACCTGGGTCATTGTTTATTTCTTCAAGGATTCTATCAAATCCTCTATGAGACATTTCATGTGACCAAGTACGGGGGTTAGCTGTATCAACGTCTGTTACAATAGAGTCGGGGGTTGTTGCTGAGGCAACCTCACTGGGAACACCCTCTGCTTTTAGCAATGAGGTAGCTCTTTTTTGAGAGATATTAGACGGAACATAAAAGGCGTTATCCTTTATATCCAGACCAACTATTTTTTCTGAAAAACCTTCGGGTACTGTAAGGTTAGTCACTTTATCTCTTTCGTACCCCTTAAAACCTAAGCGAGCAATAGGATTCCAAGACATGGATGGATCAAACTCTGCCCTAGATTCTACGGTAGCTAGGCTGTATTGTCTTTCTGGATCACTTATTCTGCGTCTAGGTGTTATAGACGTTTCAGGAGCAGAAGATTTCTTTTCCCCTAACCCCTTTGGTCTAGGTTTTGGTCTTAAGGATTTTTTAGGAGCCGCCATTTACTTTATCCCTCAAGCGAGTCAAAGATCGTAGAGCACGTACTTCACCTTGAAGTCTGTATAGTTCCTCTACTTCTGTTCGTTGTTCTAGCTGTTTGTAAGCAAACTGGATGCGAACCTCTAACTCTACTAGCATCGCATCCCAAGAGTCTTTGTTATTAACTACTAACTTTAAGTTCATGCAGCACCTTGCTGTCCTGTATTACCTGAGAAGCCCTGTTCTCCTGGCTGAGGCGCTGTACCAGTTCCTATGTTACCACCCCCTGCTCCAGAGGTATCCTGTACTCTAGGGGCTGCTCCTGCTCCCTGAGGACCACCTTGAGGTGAGGGTACACCTTGCTGGGGTTGTGCTTCAGGGTTTTGGGCTTGGAACTCTTTTAGAAGTTCTGCTTGTAGTCTAGCGTCAGCCATTGAGTTGACTACCTTATCGGGATCAAGATCCATAGACTTAGCGATCTCTCGAATAATATAGTCCATCTTAGAGAACGGAGCTAAGGTTGGGTTCTGTGTAATCTGTAAGAACTGAAGTAAACGCTGGCTGCGAACTTCATTAGCCATTAAGCTTTCAGTACCTTGTGCTTTAACTTCTAAGTCACCCTTAATCTCTTGATCAAAGTCAAACTGCATATTAAAGTTAAAGAATGCTTTACCCAATGGAGAAAGTAAGTAGTCATCTACGTTCTTAACCACATTACGAATAGAACCATTAGCAGCAGACATAAGCATACTAATACCGCTTGCAGTCCTACCAACACCGCTAACCCCTGTTTGACCATG